TCGGCGAAGCTAGGATGCTCGAGGGTGAGCTGAAGCTGGCAAGTCGTCCTGCGGCCGATGCGACGGAATACGAACCCGATCCACTTCACGTCAGCATCTGGCGGCGGCAGCCGATGCAGCTTGCAGACGGCTGACACGATCACTGGCGCCCCGTCCTTCGTCTGATCGAAGACGATACGTACCATGTTTGACCGCTTACCGGCCCCCTCACGCCTCGCGAGCGACTCGATGCGGTGACGCGGTCCGCTCGCAGCCGCCCACGTCAGGTCGCGGACCTGGACTTGGATTTTCCCGTCACCACAGAACGATCGGAACCTCGGCGGCCTGGGGGACGAGTCCTTCCTGGCGCGCTGAAACGCTTCCTCAACTCCGAGATAGGTGCCGCCGTAGAGACCGCACCGAGCGCGTGCCTCGAGTGTGGCCGTGTGGGCTACATCGTCACTTTGAGCGATCTCTTTCCATGCCGGATGCCAATCGTCTTCGATGAGCATCACGGCCAGCACCTGCGCGTTGATGAGGCTCTTCGCCCGCGGCCCCTTGTCGCCGGCCAGTTCCTTCGTTCGAGCCTGGAACGCTTCACGAGCTGGGGTCAGAAGATCGACGAACATCGAACGCAGTCCCTTAGCCGCCTTCGACACCTCCTGCTGCCGCTCGACGAGCGCAAGCTTTCGTGCTTCGAACTCCGACGGCAAGATACGTTTCTTCTCGCCTCCTGTCTCCTGCCAGTGCGTTTGCCGCTCTCTCTTAGCCTGGCGATACAGGTTCACGATCTGATCGTCCAGCGCGGTCCACTTGTCTTCCAGCGCCGCTAGTTCTGGAGCGTACCGGCGACGGATCGCGATGTACCTGTCGTAACGGGCGCGCTCGATCTCGACAAGCTTGTTGTAGTAGCGATTGGCGAGCCGCAGAATCGTCATCGCCACACCAGGCGTCTCGATCTTCGCTCCGAACTTCCAGATCCGGGTCGGCTTGCTACTCGTCTTTCTGGCAGGCATCTTTTTCTCCTCACTCAGTCAATCGACAGCTCAGCGCTTTCACAGCTCACCTCCACATCGGATCAGCGCTCGTGGGACAGCCGGGAGCCGGCGCAGCGTAGCCCGTGAACATGCCCGCGTACGTCCAACAGAACGTCGCGAGAGACGGCGCGGAGCAGACGGCCGACTCGATCCCGTCGTTGTTGCATGGACGCGTCACGAAGTAGCATCCGCCGCCGGCATCGCTGTCAGCCATGCACGCCTGCATCGCTTCCGTCTCGTTGTACGTCCCGAGCGGCGCGCAGTCGGTCCACGTCTGCCCGACGCCGTTGGCGTGCGTCACGGGCGCGCAGACGTCGGGCTCGACGTCAACGTGGCTCGAGTCGACGGGGCTCGAGTCGAGCGCGAGGCCGGAGTCCTGCGGCGTCGGCTGGCTGGAGTCCGACGGCGGCGGCGGCGAGCTAGAGTCGCGAGCCGCCGCTTCCACGCCGCCCGCATCACGCATCCCGGTGTCCGCCGTGTCCGCGCTCGTGCTCGTCGTGAAGGCGGGACCCCCGCACCCGTACAGCACCACCAACATCGCGAAGAGCAGGCCCACCATGCGTCACCTCATGAGGTACAACGTCAACCAAGCGTACCGCATTCCCGTCAGGGCGCCACCCCCGTGAAGACGACAACCAGGGTCCACACGGCGACGATCAGGCAGACGAGAAGCATCATGGCCAGCACGACGTCGGGACCCTTCACTCCTCACGTCGTAGCCGCAGCCGGTTACGGAGCGCCAGCACGATGAGGTCCACGTACCCGAGCAGCTCTGCCTCCGAGAACCGTTTGGTCGTCTTTAGCTCCGTCTCGAGCGCGCACAAGGTCATGTGTGCCTTGGTGAGCGTCTCGTAGTCCAGGCGCGGAAGGAGGATGTTGTCAGCCACGTTTGCGGGCTCGCTTCGCGCGCGCCCATTTGCGCTGGTAAGCTCGTCGCTTCTCGAGGTTGGCCTTCCGCCACGCCGTCGCGCGCGTCACGGCTGCCGATTGCTTCTTGGGATCCGCCATGACCCGCGCGTGCGGCGCCCGCTTCCGGCATCCGTTGAGGCAATACTTCGGCTCCGGCCCCATGTAGCGGCACGGGATACGGCACCACGTCGTCTTGCAGATCGCGCACGTGAGGACGTGGCCGCGAATGAGGTGCTGTCTCGTTTCTCGGCGCTTCGCGTACCGCTTCTTGTCGCTCTTCTTGTTGTTCGCGCGGACACGTTCGGGGTTGTTCTTCTGCCACCGACGAGTGCGCATCCGCGCGTAGAGCTTCCCCGTCTCCTTCTTCCCCTTGCGGTGAGACCACTCCGCGAGCGCGTGCGACTTGCCGGTGAGAAAGCCCGACCGCTCGGTGTAGTCGATCTCGAGATCTACGCGCATCGCTTGGTCCGTACCCGCCTAAGGCGCTTCATGAGCGCCTCCACCTTCTCGGTTGCGCGATAGAAGATCCGATGCCGGTCGCCGCCATCGCGCTTGACGAGACCGTGCAGGCGGAGTCGCCGCATGACCAGACCCGCAGGTCTGGCTGACATCGTTCCCCTTCCCCACAACTCGTCACCAAGCTTCGTGCACGTGCTGCCGTTGTACTTCCAGATCACGAGGAGCGCGCGTGCGTCGATCGGGATGAGCCCCCACTCGCGAACGGCCGCCTCCTCGAAGGGCGTAGTCCCTCCGAAGTGAGAGGCGGCCGGAGGCTGCTGCCCCCTCTCCGAGCGTCCGGCCGCCACGGCGTTCATCGCTTCGAAGACTTCGGTGGCGGCGGGGGAGGCGGAGGCTCGACGAGCCGGTACGGGATGGGCATGTCGGTTAGAAAGTACGGAATAGGTCGATCTTCCATGATGGGCTTCCTTTCTTGATGAGGACGCGAGCACGAGCGCCCGCGCAGGCATGTTCGAGGGGGCCGTCGCCAACGCGGCGTTGATCGGATTCGCAGTCGGTGAAGTGCAAGCCGCAGACGCCGCACGTGTCCGGATTCGTCTCGTCGACGGCGCAGTCCTGGAGCGCAGCTCGGAAGTCGCCGATCCAGTTGGCGGCGTTGACCAGCTCGGTGGCCAGTTCCACGCTGTCGGCGATTCCGGCTTGGACCTCGTCCTTGTAGAGGATGGGGTGCATGTGCAGCGATCTACGCCAGGTCATGCGTTCTCCTTGAGGTACTTCCGCTGAAACGCTTTCGTCCGATTCGGAAGCTCGTACAGGCGAAACTTCGCTTCAAGGAGAACGGTCTCGGCGACCGCGGGTCCCGCGTTCGACATCAGACCCATCATCGCCTCCAGGATCCGATCAGCGAGATGAGCCCCCGCTTCCGTAAGCCCGCGGTCCCACCAGCACGGCTTCATGCGGGAGGACGTAGGTGCGCGCGCAGCCGCTCGAGGCCCGCTTCCGTGAACCGAACCGCTGGATCGCTGCCGGCCGGATGCCTGCTTTCGTCCCACTCCGTCCATCCTTTCTCGACGAGACCGGAGAAGTCCGGCCTCACGTACGGGTTGGTCTTGAGCGTCTCCCAGATGCCACCAGGCTCCAGGTCGGCCTTCATGGTCTCGCCCAGCTCCAGCGGCAGGATCGACTGCCACACGTCGCCCCGCGCGACGCAGGCCCGAACGAGAAGCGCGGCCGCGAACTCCATCTCGACCCTGTTGAAGGTATTGACGAGCGGGAAAGGAGATCGCTCGAACAGGTTCACATCACTCGGCTTGAAGTCGATGGTCATGACGCGTCCTTGAAGCCGGGCAGGAACTCGACGCCGACGGTAGGCACCACCGCAGGACGCCAGACCATGCCGCACTTCTGGCAGGCGTGGGTGTGATGGATCTTCGTGGCGAACTCCCCCTTGTCGACGTGACGCTCGCCGCACGCCGGGCACCAGAGGAGCATCGGGATTGGTTTGATCGCTAGCGCTTCCGTTCGCTTCTTCTCGATCCGATCGAACCGATCGAGCAGTCCCTCGATCTCCTTGCGCTTCATGGCCGCATCCCCTGGACCTTCCTGCGTAACACCTCGCACTGCGCCTCAGCCGCCTCGAGTCGAAGGATCAGAACAGCCTTCACGGCGTCCGCCCCACCAGCGGCGAGAGCACGGAAAGACGACTCGGCCAACGCGTCCGCCGTCTCGTAGTCGGCCATCCAGCTCGCGAGGATAGAGCAAAGCGACTTGTCGCCCGGCCTCTCTTCTCCTACGCGATCCCACTCGCGAGCCGCCTTGCCATGCTTGTACCGAGCGTCCCAGGCGTCGCCCTCACGAGCAGAGGCGCGCGCCTGGATGGTGGGTTCGCTCACGACTTCTTCTTCGCCGGCTTCTTGGCGGGAGCCTTCTTGGCCGCGAAGTACGTCGTCGCGCGCTTCTCCCCCTTGCTCGTGAACCGACGCGCCTTGAGCCCGTCGGCGAGCGGGCGCGGCAACTCCTTCGCCTGAACCTTCAGCGCGTCGCGGATCTGCTCGGACCGGAGACCGTCCTTGTTCTTGACGAGTAGCCCCGCGATCTTGTCGACCCATCGCGGCAATGTCCTCCTCCGACCGGCGAGGAAGTCGGCCGTTTCCGTTCGACGTCGCCGCTGCTGCTCGCGGCTTGCTGGCGCCGTTGGTCGTCGCCGGACGACGGCGATGAGGTTGTTCGTGAAGGCCTCGGTCAACTGCTGAATGGCACTGCTGAGATTGGTCGACATCGCATTTCTCCTTCGACTGATTGATGACGGGCTCGCCACCAAAACCTGCGCTCTTACGAAACACCCAGCAGCGGATGCGACGTTTCTCGCTCGTCGCACACGGAGGCTGTCTGACCTCGACAGGACCACCCCATCGAGCAACCCCAAAAGGAATCCGCAAGAGCGCAGGCTTTGACGGCGAAGATGCTACGCCGTTGCTGGGCCGCCCCTGGGAGGTTCACCAGGCCGCCCACTCTCTACCAGCTTGCGGGCTAGTAGGAGGCTTGGACCAGCAACGGCTAACGGCCTAAGCGGGCCGGGTGATCATCAGAAGGGCGGCTTGGTCGGGCTGGTCCCCGGAGCTGTCGAAGCGCCGCCTCCGCCACTGCTGCCGCCGATGGCCTTGAGACGCGCCTGGAAGGTCGCGCGGTCCACCTTCTTGTTCATCGTGACCGTGCCGCCGCCGGTGAGAATCTCGAGTTTGGAGACTCCCATCTTCATCGTACCGTCCGGCGCCTTGTACGGCTCGGCCTGGGTGACGCGGACGTCGACCTCGTTGGTGTCGATCTCCATGTCCTCCGAAATGTCCTCGGGACCGTTGCCCTTCCAGCCAAGCGCGCGGAGACGCTCGTAGCTGTACGGAGCGGCGGCGGGCGAGAAGTAGAGGAACGTCGTCATCTGGCCGAGCGGCTCTTGGCCAGGTTGGTAGACGCTCATGTTGATGCCGATCTGGAGGGTGCCGCTCTCGGACTCGCCGAGCTGGACGCTGCCCTTGACACCACGACCCTTGAATTGACCTGCTGCAATCATTGGAACCAGTCTCCTTTCCTAACTCCGACTCTCTTTACACACTCGGTTGCGGAGCGGCTCCCGCTCCTGCGGGAACAGGCGACGGCTTCGTCGCTGCCGCCCTGCGCTCCTCGAGCCTGGCGGCCACGCGGTTACGCGTCTCGACGACCTGCCCCGGGTTGGCGCGGAGCCACTCTCGCACGACCTTGTCGAGATCCTTGTCTCCGATCTCGATGAGCATTGCGTCGATCTCCTTGCGCATCGCCTCGTCGCGCTCCTTGTCGGCCGCGCGCGCCTGGGCGAAGGCGTCCCATGAGAGGAGGATCTTCTCGGGGAAGAGTGTCGTCCCTCGGCTCTTGGCGTCGAAGGCGGGCGAGCGCTGGGTGTGGATCCAGCGGGTGCCGTTGGTGACCATCTTGATCTCGCCAGCGGCCACCTTCTGCTGATCCTTGTGCTCCTGTGCGAAGAACACGTAGTCGACCCACTGTCTCAGCGCGCCAGCGATCTTCGAGCGCGTGGCGACCTCGTACCGCTCGTAGCCGATGGTGTCCGGCGCGTCGAATCGTTTCACCTGCATGTGACCGATGAGGATGATCGCCTTGCCGGTCAGCCAGACCCGCTCGACGGCCTCGATCAGCTCGCGCCATCGCGTGAGCGCGTACCCCTCACCGCGACCGTACCCGCCGTCCCACTTGTCGATGGTAGTGCCGGGGAAGAACTCCCTGTTGCCGAGGTGCTCGAGGTCCGAGATCGAATCGATCACGAGCGTCTTGCACTTGACGGTGCCCTTCTCGGCGGCGTCGATCCATTCGAGCGTCTCGCTCCAGCTCTCGGGCACGACGCGCTTGACGTCGTACTGGAAGCTCCCGCGGTTGACGTCGATGATGAACGGATCGGGCGCTCCAGCCGCGAACCGCGTCTTACCAACGCCATCCGCCGAGTACAGAAGCACCCTCGGCTCGCGTTGCTGTCTGCCTTCCGAAATTCGTTTCAAGTCGATCATGCTGCCCCGTCTCCTTTCGTGACCAACGACATCTCCAGTTGCCTCTCCAGATTCTCCTTTTCCTCAACCTTTGCCGGCTTCTCGGGAGCTGTCAGCTCCGCCGGATTCATCAGCTCGCTCACCGCCTCGACGCCGACGATGGCGTCCACCCTGCCGCCGAGCGAGAACGTGCGGGACGAAGCACCAGTTTCTGGATTGGTAAGTGGAATTCTGAACTGGTGTTCAACTTCGATGATCCCGACGGGTGCTCCCCACCGGGCCGCATACCCAACGACCATCGCCTCCTCCTTCGCGCGAACGAAGAGATCCTCGGTCTTGAGCGCCGCCCTGGCAGCAGCGAGGTCGCCGCCGGTCTTGCGGAAGACCTCGAGCGCGTCGTGAACGCTCGAGCCGGTCGACAGCGTCTCGGCCTTCTTGAGCGGACGCATCCGCAGGATGTACCGGAGGTAGAACCGACGCTGGCACTTGCGGTAACACCGCATCGAGCTTTGGGTGAGCAGACTGAGATCGTCCGACAGGTTGCCCTCTCCCTTGTCCAGCTCGGCGTGCGCGTCCTCGCGTCTGAACAGGAGCGGATCGTTGATGTCCGCCAGCCGCGAGCAGACGTTGAGGTAGTCGCACTCGCGGCTCCACTCGACGCACGAGTCAGGATTCCTGGGGTAGATGTTGAGGCGCTTGGACTCGCGCATCTGGGCGGCCGTGTTCCAGGTGTCGGCCGCCGCCTCGTGCAGCTCCTCCTCGAGACGGACGACGACGCCGCGGGCGTAGTAGCGATCCGGATCCTTGGAGATGGCATCCAGGCAGCGCTGACCGTACTCCTCCGGAGTCTCCGGCCTCGTCTTGAGCACGGCGCCGGACCCGGCGTCGGGCGACTGTCGCCACCGCTTGCCGTCCTTCGTGCGCACACGCTGGCCGTTTTGGTCCACCACGATCTTGAGATTGTCGTCGTCGAGCATGGGGACGTTGCCAGGCTTGAGCGACGGCTTGAGGAGAGCGTCGTAGACCGCTCCACGCGGGTCGTAGCCGAGCACCTTGAGCGCCGGGAAGTAGAGCGAGAGCTGAGGGTCGAGTGTGGTTCGCTTCCAGAAGGTGGATCCGTTCGAGATGTCCTCGCTCGTCGTCTTGGTCTCCCAGAGGTAGATGCGCATCACGGGTCTCCCTTGAGCTTCATCCCGAACGACGCGAGGATCTCGCGCGTCTCCTTCAGGCACTTCTTGCCGAAATGAACAGGTGGAGACCACCCGGAACGATCACGCATGACTGTCGGCTTCATTTTCGTCAGCTCATCGGCCGTCATCCCCTCGAGCTGACCGACAGTTGTGATGTTTCGATCTTCGAATGCATACTTGAGTCGAACGCTGATCTCGAGATCGTCGATCGATCGCGTTCGCCAGCCGGCAGTCTCCTCCTGCTGCTCGACGACCGAGATCTCTTCGATGCACCTCCAGACGGCGTCGAAGATCGGTCCCGCCCCGGCGGTGCGGGCGAGCGCCTCCAGGATGCCGCGGGCGTAGACGGCGCGGATCAAGGCGCCTCCTCCTGCAATCCCTTGAGCAAGACCGCTGCACAGCAACCGCAGTCGTAATCGCTGTCGCACTTCTGCACAGCTAGAACCAAATCCTTTACGTCACCTGCCATCACAAGGTGATGTGTCCGTTTCTGTCCGAGCGCCTCACGGATGTTGTCGAGCGCCTCCTCGTAATCCCGAGCAGCCCGCTCCAAGAGCTTGAATCGCCTAAGCAGTTCCGGCGCATAGAGCCCCTCGACGGCTTCGTTGTACGTCAAGAACGGTCGCCTGTGCCTGCCGCAGTTGGCAAGCGCATGCTCTACACGCCCGACGAGGGCTTCGTCGTTCATCGCCGGAACGAGATGCTCCCACTCCCAGGAGTTGCAGCGCAGCTCGGCGACTTCGGCCGGCGTTACGTTGCCGCGCTTGGCGAGCGCCTGAATCTCGGGCCGCACGTGCTCGTCTAGAGCCTCCTGCGCCTTCTTCGTGAGCCATTCGGAGAGTCGCGACGACGAACGATCCGGGCATGCCCCCTGGCACACCTGGCAGTTCTTCTCCTCGTCCGAGTTGGCTAGCGCGCAGTTGTTGATGGTGCCGTCGGGTGCTCTCTCGATCATCGGTTCCACCTAGAAAACTCCTCAACCTCGATCTTCGAGTACGGATCTGCGATCATGTCAGCGATAGTTTCCGCTGTCCTCGAGTCGGTCTCGATGCGATGACCTGGCTCTCCCTTGTACTCGAGCCATTTGCCATTGACGCGAATGCCCCATCGCTTTGAAGCCAGCTTCTGCTGAGAGAGGCGGTTGCGACACTCATCGACGGTGTGCGGGCCGACGCCGTGCACCTCGAACGCTGGCCCCGTGACGCCGGCCTCAAGCTCAGCGCCGCAGTGCATGCACTTGAACCGAGCCGGCGCGTTCATGACGGCCCCTCCTCGGGGAGCTTCCCGTCACTCGATCGATGCCTCCACGCTCGGTCGATCAGCTCCGGATGCTCCTGCGCTGCGAGCGTCTTGGCGCAGGTCGGTGAGCAGGTGCGCGCCGAGTTGGCCTGGTAGGGCCGCGCGAACACCGGACCTTCGCAGATAACGCAGGGACGAAGAACGCTGCGGACCGTCATGAGCCACCCCGATGGATCACGCGCGCCAGAGCGTCCAGTTCCGGCTCGGTCATCTCGACGTCGATGATCCGCTTGATGGGTACGCTTGTTGGTAGGTCGACGAGCATTGCTCGGCCGGCTATCGCGTCGACCAGGATGTAGCGACGCGTCGGTTCACGCTCCTTACCGCAGGCCCAACATGCCTTGCGGCCGGCGTGGTTGGCGATGGACTCGCCTTCTGGATGGTTGCCGCACCGCCATCCGTTGTCGGGTAACGGGTCCGCTGGCAGCGTGGTGTGGAGAACTTCCCAGTCTGTAGGCTTCTCGCTCACGGCTGCCCCTGCGCTGTCCGTACGGGGAATGGCAACTCCTTCGTGTCCTCTGGCGGCATGAAGCGGTACCAGTTCTTGCCGTACTTCTGGACGTCCCACGAGAAGCCGTGGTCCTTGGCGATCTGCCGGTCGTCGTAGGAGACCACGGCGAAGTACAAGACCTTCGGCCGGAGCGCGCGGAGGATGATCTCTTCGAGATTCGCTCCGCGCTCGGCTACGCGCGTCAGGATGCGCGCGAGCGTGTCGACGTCGGCCATCGCACGGTGGGCCGAGGCAACGCCGAGCCCGAGAGCAAGCGCGAGCTGGACGAGGCTGTCGCCGCGCATTCGTCCTGGCCACTGGATATCCGTCTTGCTGCACACGAATGGTTTCGTGTTGCGGATGCTCTCGTGCACGAACTGCCGATCGAATTCGGCCTTGTGCGCGAGGACGACCTGCGCCGGCCCGAGGAGCCAGCCGACCGCACGCCAGACGAGATCGGGATCCTGCGCCTGAGCGAGCAGCTCGACGGGGATACCGTTGACGTGCTCGGCCTCGTTCGAGTCGCCTCGGATGAGGCTCGCGTAGCTCGCGATGGGCTGTGCGAGCTTGATGTCGTACAGCATGGCGGCGATCTCGATCGTCTTGTGGATCGCGGGATCGGTTCCCGAGGTCTCGGTGTCGAGGATCCCGATGAAACGGATACTTTCGCTCATATCGCTCTCCTCCTCACCAATTCTCGCCCCGCTTCGGTTGCTTCGTAGTGCACCAACTCAGAGTTCGGATCAGGCGGGTACGGCTTCGTCGTCTGAACGACGAGGCCTGCCCTGATGAGGGGCGTGTAAACGCGCCGGTGCAGCTCCTTGGACCAATCGCCACCGAAAAGGTCTGGCGATGCGGTCGAGCGGGCGAGCGCGTCCATCTGCTCGTCGGTCAGCCGCTCTACCTCGTGAGCGTACGCATTCACTTCGCGCTCGATGTCCACCGTCCACTCGGTGATCTTGCCGTCGGAGTCCTCGAGCTTGACCTCCACCGTCTCGTATCCGAGATCGTTTTCGAAACCGATGAGCGCCACCTGCTCGGCGACCGTAGCTGCGGACATCCCGACGGTGCACCACACCTCTCGAGGTGAGTCGTCGTCGAAGAACCAGTACCGCCACTTGAGTTTCCCCTCGGACATCGGCTAGCCGCCCCCTCGGATCGCAGCAGCGATGTTTTGAGCGGCAGCGACAGCGCCGTAGTCGTCCTGGCGAGCCGACACACGACGTTGAGCCAGCTCCGCGACAGAGTCAGCGATCTTCGCGCACCGGTTGCGCTCTGCGCGGACGGCCTCCTCGACATTCTCCTTGAGAGTCTTGATCCCACCCTCCTCCGCGCGAATCTTCGCGGCCAGATGACGAGCCGTATCGTCACCGAACGCCTCGCAGAGCTTCGCGCAGTTCTCACGCTGGAGCGCTGCGCCCTCGAAGATCCAGCCCCACTGATCGTCCCCCTCCTTCAAGGCCGTCTCCAGGAGGATCTCTTCCGGCGTTTCGCTTCGCGGGCTCGCCGTCCCACAGCGCCTCCCCCGACTTCTCGAGCGGCGTCGGCGAGAGAGACAGCGTGCCTGACCGCCTGATCTGGCGTCGAGCCAGGCGCGCTCCGCAGGAGCGAGAGCACGGCCCGGTGGATGAACCGCGTCCTCGTCACGAGGCGCACCTTGTGCCGGTCGACGCAGACGTACCCGTCGCGGACCGAGCGTTTTCGCTCGCCAACATCCTTCCTCACTCCTTCCTCGAAAAACTTCTCTCTCTGGTGCGGACACTAGAGCCGCGCGGAGCGGTTGTCAAAGAAAAAACGTTCTGCTAAAGAGTTGCTTGCAATGAGCAACGAAAACGAAGCCGAGGTTCAGATTGCCGCCCGTGTCAGCAAGTCGACCTACGCGAAAATCCTGGATCGACAGAAGGAGGCCAAACGTCTCACGGGCATCGAGCCCAGCATTAGCGCCGTCGTGCGCGCGATGATCGAGGAGGCCGTCGGAACGAACGGGAAGCGTCGATGACAACGATGGGGAAAAAGATGAAGACGGTGTACTTCATCCAGCGCGGAGAAGACGGTCCTATCAAGATTGGCAGCACAGGTCTTGATCCGAGACATCGTCTCGCCGCACTACAGATAGGATCGGCGGAACGGCTCAGGCTACTTGGGTACCTTCAATCAAAGGAAACGGAGATCCACAGTCTATTTAGCGAGCATCGCCTTTCAGGCGAATGGTTTCGTCCGCACCAAGATATCCTTGAATTCGTTAGAACCAGAACGATCCGATCGATATCGGATACGAAAAAACAACCAGGTCAACTTGTTCTACGCATCACCAGAACGCTCTACGGCAAGATCGTCAAGAAGCAGCAGGAGGCCAAGAAGCTGACCGGGTTCGAGCCGGCCATCAGCGAGGTCGCCAGGCAGCTCATCGAGCGGGGGCTGGAAGCGAACGGGAAGCGTCGCTGATGGTCTGCGACTTCTGCTCCGGCCGTGGCTGGGTGCGCGCCCGGCGCGTCCCGGCTGTCCACTGCACGCTCTGCGGCGGCAAGGGCGAGCTGTCCTGGGGGCAGGTCTCGCGCCTCCTCAAGGAGGATCCGACGACGCTCGCGCGCGTCCGGGAAGGCCGGAGCCGCATCAAGACGTGCAGGCGCGTACTCGACAAGGTGATGAGGCTCCTCTACCCGAAGGGCCAGACGGAGTTGCTCAGTGGGTGACCGAGCGCTTTCCCTCAGACA